GTGACGACTACCCTTGAGCAATAGGAGTCTTTCCATTCGCTCTAAAACTGTTACCCTTGAAGGTAACAACCGTAGAGAAGGCAATTCTCTGTTTTCAGAGATAGCCTCCGGCACTCCTGACAAACCTCCTAAGTCCTTGAGGTGGACTAGGAAAGTCGCGATAAACTTCTCAGGGAGAAGTTTAAGGAGAACCGATCTAACCTTCTCGTCGAAGGTTTCAAGAATCTTAAGTACCTCGTCCATTGAGACAAGAGAACTTGGATTCAGGAAGTGAGAGTCACCATATACATTTTGGTGAATCACACTAGATAGGCCCATCAGCGAGCCAACCACTGTGTCATTAACAGTGAATAATTTATCGGTCTCTTCTTGCATCTTAACTAGGTTTGAACCTGGATAAGAGAAGTTAAGACCATATGGGTAAGTACAATGCTTAACCATATCAAAAATTATTCTCTGACGATGAGACAGCAGTGACCTGCTGCGACTGCCCAATTGACGACAGATATCAAGGAAATTGTCGTTAGAAATTTCCCGCCACTTATACTGGGATATAATCCTAGTAGGGGTGACGATCTTTCCCGCAAACTCACAAGTGTTTGCGCTAGAGATTGATTTCTCTCTAGAATATGGGCATTGCATTTGTTCCAGGAAATTAATGTATGAGGTGTAGAGGTTATCATCTAAGATGACAACATCATCACCGAGAACATAGAACTTGTTTCCATGTTCACATCCATTAAGATACCACAGAAGTATTCCATGGGATAATGTAAACGTACCAAAACTAGGATACAAACCTAGTGGCTGGCCACGTTTCCATCTAAGTGCATACTGGAATTCACCAGATGTGCGCCAACAGCTCCGGCTTATGTCCTCGAAAAGACGTAAGTCAGGGATGTTTCCAAAGAATGCTCTGAGCACAGTCATCTGTATTTCCAAAGGGAAATAATCAGTTGCTGAGCTTAGGTCAACACTATGTATAGTGTGACCTTGGGACAAATGAGTCTGAAGTGTAGCAATGGGTCGAGATTGATCAAATGTGCAATCCCAAGGAAGGGATTTCACAAGGTTGTAGATTGAATCACCAAGAGGCTTCAAGGCCAATTGATGAACGAGATGAGGGCTGGCAATGCTTCTCAGCTTACCACCCAACTCTTGGAGAAAATGAATTTCTCCACCTTCTACAAACTGTCGTGTTTCATGCTTGTACCAGGTTCCCATCTCATTGATTTTATCAATGATACCGGGAAGCCCCTTGAGAAGGGGGCTGTACAAACCTTCGTATTCAAAATACAAAGGCACATGACGAGGATCCAGAAAATACTCAGCATTGCTGAGGACATCTGAATCTTGTTTCCGATTGTACTTATTAAGGCCCGCAAGGGCCCAAGTCGAACTTGTAAGATTCGGCTTAAGTTTTGTCGGAGAACCACGATAGACAAGGAGTGAAAGCTCCTTAGTCCGATCAACTCGAACTTGTTGAAAGTTCTGACGGATTGATCTGCCAAGATCAACCCGAAATTTCTGAGGAACCAAAGGAGGTTCCGCAGAGATCGCTGTTATGAACTTCTTTGCTTGAGTTGGAGTCAACGACTCAAACTTAAACATTGAATAGATCATAAGACTTTGAATTGCTTTACCAAAGCATTTCTCATCTTTTAATCCATAACGTAACAACGATCCGAAAAAGCCTGCAATTTCTCCCTTATGATTCTTTCGAATCCTAGAGAGCGGTGGCAGACCTGATCGAATGCGAATCATGTCAACCTTTAAGTCTTTCAACTTAGAGATTGTCCACTGAACGCCAGAACACTTCACCCACTTACAAACCGTATCGGGCAAGCCCTTTACGATGTGTGTGGGGACTCCAATCACTGAAAGGCGGTGCGTCATTCCCTCATGAACACTATCGTCTAAGACGAAAGTCATATGGTCATCCTTTCGAGGATGAGGTATGCCGTTCATGATGGCGACGTGCCACCAATGGAATAGGTTGGCTCCACAGTAGGTTAGTGTTTCATCATCAGGATAAAGTTCCCGATGAGAGAGAGAACCAACACGATCTTGAGTATTGGTGAAGAATGGGGACGATCGAAATCGTTACCATTATCGTCTTCACTATCAACCGGGTTTTGCAACGCGGCTAACTCCGCTTTTAAGGATTTATTTTCCTTTTCCAAAGCTGAGAGCTGTCCAGTTGCCACTTGCTGGTTGGACTTAAGTTCGCTTGGATTGAAGGACTGATCCTCTAGCATTTCAGCTAGTGCGGAATGAAGGGATTCTCGCCTTTTACAAGGTCGGATCCGTTCTAATGAAGCGAGTGAGGTGTTGATAAAGCGAACTTTATCAATCTCTTTCGCCAGTTCCTCAAGGCCAGTTGGGATCTCTTCTCGAGTTCCCTCCTTTCGATGAAACATACAAAC